TACCGGCTCTAGCAAACGACGCAACAATATCTTTAGCGGCTTTAGTATCAATTGACAACGAATCTGAGTAAAGTGTATTGAGATCTTTCAACTCTGAACTAGAGAATTCTCTCAATGACTCAAGTAAATCACTGGCATCTAAGCCCATGTTAGCGGCTTCCATCAAGAATTTCTGTGGCAATTTATCAGCAAGATCCCCAAGAACGCTGCTGAATGAATTAACTTTCTTCAGACGGTCCTTAAAGTCTTCCATCCACATCAAACCTTCCTGATGCTTCCAATTCATATATGACTCATTGATCTCTTTGATCTGATCATTACTCAAACTCAAAGCTGCAACCATCGTATTATTACCTTCGATACCCATATCTTTAATGTATCTAATAAGACTTGTAGAAAGACCACTATTATCAAGCATCTTTCTGTTGCTTAAGTAATCTATCAAACCTTGCTCATTAGATTTAACATTATTCAACAAGTCGTCAGCAGAGATTGCATTCGCTTTATCAACTGTTTCCTGTGCCTTGTCGAGCTGCTCATTAAGTTCTTCCAAATGTTCATTTAATTCAGATACCTGTTTCTGAGCAACTCTGGTGTTAATATTGTTGAGTTTGTTGATTTCTTCCTGAGTGCTTTCTATCTCCTTTTTAATATCCTCAACGGTATTCAGATTCTCCTGAAGTTCATCTGCATTAGGTGAAAAATATTCTTCGAAGATGTTCTGTCCAGATCCAAATGAAACGTTGCTAATCGATACGAACGATCTAATAGTATTAGCGATTCCGTTTATGGTATCCTGCAAAGCACTCTTGTTTATGTGTTTATTTATCTCCTTCTTTACCTTTTTAAGTTCTTTACGAGCATTCTTAAGGTTCTTAGAAGCATTCTTGACCTGAGTATTATTCTTCTTAGTAGCTGTCGTACTCTTCTTAACGGTCTTTGTGTGTCCTTTAGTCTCCTTAGTACTCTTCTTAACTTCTTTGGTATGAGATTTACGATTCTTCTTAGCTTCTTTCAGTCCAGCAGAAGCTTTCTTGACCTCTTTTCTGGCTTTCTTTAAGCTTTCCTTATCCTGCTTAAAGTAATCACTATTTTTATAGAGATCATAAGAAAGTCTCTTTATAGCTGCAGAGGCTAACTTAGCAGCATTAGTAAACTGCTTAGTGGTTTTGAGTGTATCAGTATTGAAAAATTGTCTAGCAAATGAAGCCATAAGGTTCTTTCCGCCCTTCATGGACTTCTTAGCCTTATCATTAGCAGCTTTCATAGCCTTACTCATTGACTTAGTTACTTTATAAGCATTGTCATCAATACCTAAAGCAAAACCTTCCATCAACCAGCCACCAAAACGTCTATATAATTTTGAAGGTGAACTAATCTCATCAGTTTTAGTAACAACCGTATTGGTATCGTCTGTTACTTCCTTCATCTTAGACTTAACAGCGCCCTTCTTACTATTGATACCCTCAATAAGACCCTCTATCATCCAAGCACCGTTCTTGACCATGTTAGTCTTGGCGGCTCTGAAGTTCTCATCGGCTGCTGCAGCATTCGCCAAATTGGTAACACTCTTCTTGGCCTTTGCTTTAGCCTTACTACTACCAAGTTCCTTAGTGAATGCTCCAGCCTGAGTTGTACCTGCTTCTTTAGCTTCTTTAACATGTTTACCAGTGCTATTCCAAGCAGCTTTTGACGCATCGGTTGTAGCTTTAGATACTTCATCGACTTTGCCCTTAATTCCAGTTGCAAGTCCATCAAGACCACTACTTCCAATAGATTCGGCTTCTTTCTGCAACTTTGTTATGTCAGTATTTTTGACACCTTTAGTTAATGTATTCTCAATAGTTCCACTAATATCTATTGAACCAGCTCCAGGAATGAAACCGGTTCCCAATTGATTCATAAAATCTCCACCAATACTAGCTATGTTCGTTCCCAAACTTCCAGATGTTGGGTCCACAGCATCAGCGGTTGCGCTAAGAGCGTTTTGTATGATTGGCGTGCCTTTTTCTTTTACTTTATTTCCAGCAGTCTTCATACCGTCAAGGATTGCATCGCCGCTTGCTTTTTCTGTTGATTCTTTAATAGTTTGCTCAATTCCAGAATACTGTGTATTTTGAATTTTAGACAAACTCTGCATCATAGTATCAACATTTGCAACAACGTCGGGATCCATTTGAGACAACGTATTTGAGAATGTTACAAAATTAGACGCAAAATTGGTCAAGTCAGTGCCCATACTAGACATAGACTCGGTATCGCCAGTAAAGAAACCAGCAGCTGTACCATGTGTGTCTTTAGGCATCTTTATAGAGAATAAAGCTGTCATTATTCCAACAACACTCTCAAGACCTTTGATTGTACTCTTATCGCTGCTTATATCTTTTGTGGATTCATTAAATGCAACTAAAGCCTCTCCGAAAGAGGTCATCTGGTTACCGAATCGATCCATCGGAATTGTATTTCCGGTCATAAAACCTATGAACGAGCCAGTTGTATCTTTAGGCATCTCAAGCTTGAACAGTTTCTCCATTATAGGTATTACTTTGTCTATAACTTTTATATTGATACCCGCAGTTTGTTCACTAAGGACTTTAAGCCCTTTAGCCATTCCTTCGAGACCTTTTCCGAATCCTTCCCAATCCTCATGACCAACTATAGCCTGAATAAATCCGCCCTTCTTAGGTAACTTTACAGCGGCTAATGTCGATATAACCTTAGCTGCAGTATCAGCTTTTGAGACTTGTTCCACAGTTAAATCTTTAGTAGCATCACAGAATGCAATAGCCATTGCCGCCATATCAATTAATTTACCGGAATCATCTTTTCCAAAAGCAAACCTAGAAAGATTATCCATAAGGTTACTAAAAGCACTTAAGAATGATGCTGCTCCAAGCTTAAGCATTATGTTCGAAATAATATCTACTTTATCTACAGCTTTCTGATCAACATGCTTATCGAGTAACTTAAAGAATGGAATCAATTCCAAAGCAAATATGTTAATAGCAAAACCCGCAGCTAACATAGCCATTGACAATGCAGCTATAGGTACACACTCTGCTGCAACTACAGCCATTAAAGTTATAGCCGCCACAGCAACTGCAGCACCTTTTATTGCACCAGCAGGGAATTCACCAAGGTTTTGCATTGCTGGCTTCAGTTCTGCGATGAATTCACGAATATAACCAGCCAGAGTAGGCAATGTTTCCATTACACCTTCAGCGATTCCAGCTTTAAATCCACCTATTAAAGCGCCGACCACTTGTCCAAGATAACTAGCACCTTTTACTGCGGCTTTGCATGCCTTTTCTGGTATAGCAGCCATCAGTGCTATAAGTCCCATTAAAGCAAGAACACCAATACCAAGTGGTGCTAATGACTGTATCGTTATAGGTATTGGAACGCTTCCGAGAACTCTCATTGCTGCGGCCAAAGGAACCATCGCCACAGCCAATAATATCATCGAACCCGTAATGGTTAGTATTTCAGGTCCTATTTTCTTTCCACTAGCTATTCCAGCAATTATGCCAACCAAAATTGTCATTGCGGCTATTCCGGCGGCCAATCCGGCAACCGTTTTAGCTATATCGCCTCTCATTCTGATTGTAGACATAACTTGTATTGCTCTAGCTATTGGGATCATAGCATACGCCAATACAGCTACCGCAGCTGCAATATATACTACACTGGCTCCAGCATCAGCTTTAAACAGTGTATTTAGAGCAGCTGTTAAAGCTACCAATGATCCAACAACCAATGTGGCAATAGCTATCGTCCTGATTACTGAACCAGAAATCCTAACACCTTGAGCGTGTTCGATGGCTCTAAGCAAAGCTCCCATAGAAACAAACACAGCATATATCGAAGCCGAAGCGGCTAATAGAGATACTGTATCAAACATAGATAGTATAGCCAAACCAGCCATCAATGCTATCGCTGTTGTTGTAACGGCTACAAATATTTTACTAGCATCTTTGATTTTAGCATCAGATAGTCCTCCGACAGACTTTATCATTACTCCCAAACCAAGAAGTAATGCCCAAATGGCTCCGATTCCCTTAACCATTCCTTCCACTGGCAATAGACTCAAGGCTGCCAATGCTCCGGCCAGTATAGTAACTGATAAAGCTGCACCCATCATTGTTAAAGCAGCTTTATGGACACTTTCACCGACACCACCGGCCAATAAACTAACTACACCAAGAGCTATAAATAATGGAACAAATGCTTTAACACCATTAAATAAGGCTTTGGCGTCCATGTTATGTATCCACTGTAATGCTATAACAATAGCAAACAAACTTAAAGCAGCACCAACAACGGTAGCTCCAGCTTTTGCACTTGTCTTAGAAAGTAATCTTGTTGTCAAAAATACACCGGCTAAAGCCACAATAACCACACCTAAATTTATTACTCCCTCTAACAAATTCTCAAGTTTAATCTGAGATAATATTGTTAAAGCCGTTGTCATAACAAGAACGCCAGCGGCAATTCCAATCATGGTACGTCCTAATTTACCTTCACCAGGTATCTTAGACATTGCAAATATCACTCCAGCTAAACCTATAAGAGTAACTACTAAAGCACCCAATCCTTGTACAAGCTGACCAGTATTTAATTTGCCCATGAAATAAATAGCCAATGACAAGGCTGTTATTGCACCAATAAACGGAAATAGAGCCTTGGTTAGGTTTTCAACTCGCCCATTAACAACCGGAAGTTGATTCAAACCGAATTTACATAACGCAACTAATCCAACAGCTAAAGCGCCAAGAACAACTCCAGCGGCCACCATCTGATCAGGATTTAAATTTTTCACAGCGTAAGCAATGACAGCAAAAGCCGCTGACATAGCCAACAAACCGCCAGCAAATATTACCAACAACTGCGACAAACGTTTCATTTGTGAAGCATTTAACGACTGTGTTGCATATAATAAGCTTGATGTAACTTTACCAATAATCAAAGCAAATATCGCCAACGTTCCAGCAGCAATCAATACCTTATCAGTACCAAACTTATCCATTGCAGCTGCCAGTATGATTATAGAAGTGCATATATACATCATGCCTTGTGCAATCATTTTGAATGCTTTGGCACTTATAAGTTTCTTAGCGGCTGTTGTTAATTCCATTACGGATGCAGTTAAGGCTTTCGTAAACTTCTCGAATGCTTCTAAAGGTCCTTTTACGATCTTTATTGTATTCAAAAGATCCTGAGCTAATTTATATGCCAAATAGCTAACCATAAATGACGCTGGTGCGCCCCAGTTGAAATTGTTGATCTTTTCTTTAATTTTGGTAATAACGCCTTCTATCTTAGGCCACACTTTATCCCAAGTACTTGTGAAGAAATCCTTTAAAGCTGTGAAAACTCCCTCGATTATTATCTTTCCGCCTTTGGCTAAATATACTAATTTGTCAAACCATGTAGCGGTTTCATCAAGCTCATCATTCATCCCACTTAGATAGTTAATGAAGTTCGATAAAACTGTGCTATCTTTTATACCGTCAAAAATGTTCTTGAAAAACTCAGCAACTTTTCCTAACACACCACTACTTATTTCTTTTAATAATGGTAGACCATCATTTGTAAATTTTTCAAACAAATCAGCCAACAGTTCACCGAATGTTTCGAAGCCTTTTGAATTGGCAAATGATTTAAAGAAGTCTCTAACATTGGTTATAGCTTTACCTAGCCACTTACAGAATCCGCTAATACTTGTTTCGATTAGTTTGTTCTCCTTAACCCAATCATGGAACTTGACTAATAAATCTCCAATTCTAGCTAAGAATTCACCGAATGTGAAATTTACATCTCCTGATAAAGCTTTTCCAAGATTCGACAAGCCATCAACCAATGACTTAACTGCCATCTTTACAAGATCTATAACAGCAAATACACCTTTGAAGATTCGCTTCATACGGTCCATCTGAGTCTCGTTGAGCTTTAACTTTTTAGTAAGTTTATTAAACCTGTCAATTAATGTATAAAGGCCCATTGTTTCTGACTTTGGAAAAATATCTTTATACGCTTCTTTAATTGACTGTATAGAATTCTTCAATCCATAGAAGATGTTCTTTATAGAATCTCTAAACAACTGACCACCAGTCGCTTTTTCCATCATCTTAAGATTCTGGTCCACAACACTACCGGTTTTTCCAGTTTGATCTTTAAGAGCTTTAAGCTGCTTTATCTGTTCTTTTGTTGACTTACCACTCTTTTTCTGTGTCTTAATAATTCGTTCGACACTTTCTTCGAATATTTCATTAGTAAGCCATCCACGTTTAAGAGAATTTCGATAACTTCCATCCTCTTTTATCATCTTCTTAACATTTACACCATGTTCCTTAGCAGTCTGCATCATTGCTTTCTTAAACTGCTTTGTTGAAACACCAGCCCTTTCAAACTCCTTTTCCAAAGAAATTAATGGAGTTCCTATGTTAAGTAAATGTCTAGCGACATCCGCAATACTAGTGAACGCACTTCCGCTGTCATTTATCGTATCATTAAGTATTTGTATACTTCTAGTCGCTATATGAGCCGCACCTGCTAATGCAGTATTAATTACATTTATTACAGGCATCAATGCAGTATGAAAATCGTTGATTGCTTTCTTAGCATTCACAAATATCTTTTGCATATTAGCAAGATGTCCACTTGCAACATCTTGACCAATTCTCTTAATGGCCGCCTGCATATTTGCAAGTGAACCCTCGTAGGTTTTATCAGCACTTTGTGAGAATTCGGCAAACTGCTTATACATTGCTTCTGAGAATGTTACAAAGTCAATCTGACCTTTTCTAGTCATCTCTCGAATTTCAGCCTCGGTCTTACCAAGTGCTTTACCTAATGCCGCAGCACCATTCATACCCCTTGTTGACAACTGTTGCAACTGCATACCCATCAACTTACCCTGACCGGCGATTGTTGTATAAATATCACCAATCTCCGAGTAAGATGAGTTGGTCATCGCTGCAACACCAGCAATAGATTGCAGTGCGTGGTCCATTTCGCTATCGACATCGGATATATTCTTTCGTATCTTTACGCCAGAAGCAACCAACTGCGAAGCAACCGCCGAAGCCTCATCCGAACCATATGCGGTTCCTTGCACAGCTCCTTGAATACTGTCTCCGACTTTATCCCAAGCAACACCAAGGCCCTCAAGCTGATGTTTAGCGTTCTCGACATTTAAAGCTCTGGCCATACCACCGCTAGTTAATAAACTAAATGTCTTATTCATTACCCCAGACAAATGCATTGCTGATTTGGTAATTTCGGATAAAGCTGTTGCTCCGACAACTTGTAGTGCTGAGAATTTAATCTTAACCTTCTCGATTCCTTTTTCTAAAGGATTGAAGTTTATTCGTTTAGCAGAATCTTCTATCGGTTTAAATGTTTCTTTATCTCTTTCGAATACAAGTTTTTTCTTAAGTTTGTCGATGGTGGACATTGTTTCGTTAACATTAGCTTCGAAATTCTTATTGTCGAATTTCATCGACACTACTCTCTCGTCAACTTCTCGACTCATGCCATCATCACCTCTCTCCAGCACTCATTTAAAATCTTCTCAAAAATTGGTTTAAGAGCGGGGTTGATGTAATCGACACCGACGACATAACCGCCGCCCCTAGTTCCATGTCCATATTGCAAAATTAATGCTATAGGGACGCCATCGTTAATGTTCGAATTATGGAAATTCAGAGTAACTTCATCTTTACTTCTGTCTATTGTATAATACCACGATGTTGCTGTTTTTCCGGTATCGACAGGTGTAAACATTTCCAATTGTCTAACACCTTCTCTACCATACTTGTCAAGTTTACTCATGTTTGCTATGTCTTTAAGCTTTTCCAAATAGCTATTAAACTTGGAAAAGTCTCCTTTTTGTTCAACAATGACACCCATAATAACATCATCCTTTTGTATGGTACTTCTTCAATCTAGCTTCATTAAGTGCACGATTCCTCTTCATTACATTTGCCTTATTCATCTTATCCGGTGGCGTATTCTTTATAGAACATACTCGTATCAACGCTATAAGTCTGTTAAGATGCCACTTTTCGCATGGATCAAAAGGTATTTGGTTAGTTATCATCCAATAATAAATGAGTTCACTCGTTATAGACTCTTTACCAGCCGTATCGTCATCGTTATCAAAGAAATATACGGCGGTCATTGGGTTACCAATGTACTCATCTATTGTCTTTAGATTATCAGTAGTAATGCTGTTTATAACTTCAGGATCAACTTTTGTTATACACATACATCTAACATAATCTAAAGCTTCTTCCAAAGTTTTGTTTGGATTCGATATGTAGGATTTATGCCATTTTGACTCCCATTTTGAAATAGACATTAGTGAGTGTTCCAAATGTAATGTGTGCGCTTTTGTATAAATAAATTCCTGTTTTTGTTCATCATAAAATTCTCTTTCAGGAATCTTAAGTTCCAACATAATACCACAACCTTAGTTATTAACTGGGGCTAATGCTGGGTTTTCTGCCTTTACTTTGTTTAATAGTTCGTCAGTGGTCATTCCTGTTTTGTTAGGAACCACACCATTGATAAACTCGGCAGCCTTCTCATCATTAGTACCAAGCTCCATATAAAGCTGTGAATAAGCTTCAGTAGCTAAGAAATCATCAAGGATCTCCTTGCTCTTCATAAATTTTCTTCCGTCTGGGCTCTTAACACCATATGAAAGATGAATGAGTTTCTTAAAGATCTCTATGATCTTAGGAATGTCCTGTGTCTGCTGAATCTTCTCAACCATATTCGAGAATCCTCCGCTAACACTAAGTTCCAAATCCATAAGTTCTGCATCAGTTAGGTGAAAATAGAAATCCTCAGTTCTCTCATTTCCATCGAAATCTGTATAAGTAATAGTCTTCTTTAACATAGTTTTGCTCCTTTCGTAAATAAAAAGAGGGCTTGCTAAGAAGCCCCCTAATGAATTATATAGTTAGATTAGGCTGTAATCTTAAGAATTGTGTACACTTCATTAGGAAGTGGAAGGTATGGATCTGTAGCCTCAATGCTGTGCTCAGCATCTGCATCCTGACCATAAAGCGCAACTTCAAGAGCTGCAATCTTAGCCTTACGAGACTCCTCAGTATCACCAGAAATTTCACTTCCAGCGGCTCCAGCAATGTAAGCTGCAACGTCAATTGTGATAAGAGAAGTAGAGTTATACTCAGTGGTAACACCAGCAATAGCATCTACAGCAACTGGATCGGTTGTGACTTCCCATGAGAATGAGATTGCCTCTGGTGAATCATTAATTGACTGATATGACTTCTCTGAAGGAGATGCCTTACAACCATAAAGTAAGTGAAGCTTATAGCCATACTTGTTACCAACAACGTCATTACCAACTGTGGTTCTGTAGCAAAGACCAAACTTAGTTCTCTCCTGCTGACCAATGTTAACACCAGCAAGACCGCCGAGCTCCTCAGTACCATCACATACAGCGAACTCTTTTGGATAAGTATACGCCTCGATAGTAGCTCCAAGCTCCTCAGCTGACATCAATGAAAGGTACTTCATATCATCAGCATAAATAGCATTAGCCTCAGCACCAGAAGGTGACTCAGTTACAGTTGTAAGTCCATTCCAAGCTACGCCAGGTCTGTACTGCTTTGTAGTTGTGTTGTAAGGGTAAAGCACTCCCTTCTTGACACCAGTTTCGTATAAACGCTCGCCGGTGTTGTCCCATGATAGTTTACTCATGTTAATTTCCTCCTTTAGTAATAAATTGAATAGTTGTCGTGATACAATTTATCTGCTACGAAGCGCCTGTCAAATCGGCACATCGGTAACAAAGCTAATTCATCTGATACCGGATCATCCGGATCTTTAGTTATGTATTGTAAAGAATATCTTTTATGCATTACATAACTCGTGTCATCTGCGTAATCAACTTCTCTATCATCTAATGAATAAATTAGACAAGGATATC